TCCCACAGAGCTTGTAGGAACAGCTTAAAGTCGTCTTTTAAAGCTAGTAATACGTTATTCATTCTTTATGGTCTAGTATATCACTTATTTGGTCAGACAAAGATTTCTTCTCTACTCGACCAGTTCCTTTTATTTTTGTAGTTTGTCTTGTCAAAGTTTTTGTATAATCTTTGAATGGTCCTTTTCTTACAGGTTTAGAACCTAATGGTGGTATACCTTCTCTTTTACCTTGACCACGTTTCTTCCAACCTTCTTCTGATAAATCTGCATCTCTTGCTATTTCATCAGATAATACTTTAGGAGGTTTTAGAAATGGATATTGTGCAAATAATCTATCCATATCTTCGTGTATTTTCTCTTTGATATATCTTTTACGTTTAGTTTCATTACTAGGTAATGTATGTGTATCCCTAAGAATAATATTTATACGTTCTAAAATAACATGTTCTCTAAATTCTTCAATATTTAAGAAGAATTTACCTGTAGAAGGGTTGATTGTTTTAGGTACAGCTATCTGTAGTCTAGTTTTAAGACTTTCATCTTTAGGATATAAAGCATCTAAGTATGAACCTAAATTACCTATAATTTTATGATTACTTGCTCTTCTAATAATTAAATCACCTGGATTATGCCGTAAGTATTGTTTAGTTTTCTTACCTGGATCTTCTACATCTATATAAAATCTTTGATTAGGATTTCTCCATGTACCATCACTAAAAGAAAACAATGGTCCTGGTGCTATTTCTTTACCATAACCTACTCCTTCAGCTACATCTTTTAAAGCTTTCCATCTTGAATTAAATAAAGGTAACATATTTTCTGGAGCATTTCTGTCTCCTAAACCTATACCATCATTTCTTTTTTTACCAGTATGGTCTATCCATTCAGTATCATGTAGCCAGTCCATGTCATATGTTTTACTAGACTTTTTAGCTAATTCCTTTTTAACTTGACGCCATGTATAATTTGGATTTTTCTTAATAATTTTAGCTTTTCTTTCTTTTTTACTAGCTTTAGCTTTTTTATGCTCTGAATAACCTATATAATGAAATAGGTTAGTTGGTGTACCGTCTTCAGTAGATCCATACCACAATTCAGTCATATGCTCTTGAAATTTTTCTTCAGGCCATTCACGCATGACTTTTACCATTTCTTTCATACTTTCATAACCTGATTTTTTAGCTGTTAAATCTAGCCAAAGGTTCCATGCTTGTTTACTAGATGGGTCAATTTTGTTCCAATGTACCCTTCCATCACGATCAAACATGAAGTTTCCTTGGTATTCAAACTTCGCTTGTAATGGTTCACCTCTTTGCATACCTACAAGTTCATTAGCAGGTATATATACTTTAGGATCGTATCTACCTTGCCATTGAGTTAGTTGAGGTTTATCTGTCCTGTTTAAAACATTATCAACAATAGATTCATAATTAACACTTACTGTTTGTTCAGAAGCTGATATTTCAGGTGTAGTTTTTTTAATTATAAGTTGTTGAAGTATATCTTTACCTATATCAACTGTTCCTTTTCTTATGGAATCTATCCAGATGTTTTCTTTGTCCAGAACAGCTTTATCTTCCTTAGACTGCCATTTAGTAGGACCGAGTATATTACCTCTTTCATTATATTCTGGTTCTTGAGGATTATTAATTCTTTGATATTCTTCCCATAGTTCTTTGTCTTGTTCCTCTTTCCTACGTTTAGCTTCTTCATCATCCATAGTTACTTCCTCTTAGCTCCTCCTCTTCCTCTATTCGTCTTCCGACTCTCTGCTTTATACGAACCGTCTGGTTGTTTTGAAGCATCCATAGAGGAACCTTTTCTAATCTTTAGTCTTTTCCTTTGTTCACCATGTTCTTTTTTGTATGCATTAGTATGGACATACTTACCGCCAGGACTATTGTCTTTAACGTGTTTAGCTCTCGATTTAGCATTCTTCCGATAATGCCGAGCTGTCTTACCTATTTCTGCCATAGAGTCTATGTTGTACGAGTTCTGGGTCTATTTTAGGTATGATTGTAGCTAACTTATCTAAAGGAGTACCTTCAAGAGCTACACCAGTTATATCGTTAGTTTTTAACCAGTCACACGCTGCTTTTAAATCTTGGGTAGTAGCCTCGCCACTACGAACCCTCTTAAGGAATTCTTCAGTGACGAGGTTATGAAGTTCATCAAACTTCTCTTCTTTAGCTTTAGCCATTCTTTTTCTTAGCTTCTTGTCTTTCTCTTATGGATTTGGTTTCAGTACCATCCTCATTATAAGTTGTAGCCATTAGCTTAGTAGTTTCTTTTTAACAATTTCTAGTGCTTGGTCATCTAATTTATTATCAGTTCTAGCAACGTAAGCTTCTAGTAAATCTATTACTAGCTTCTTAACTGCATCTGATTTCAAGAAGGCGAAAAGGATGGGCTTGATAATTAGGATCATTATTCTTCAGTGGTTTTCTTGGATGTTTTTTTAGGTGCTGGTTTTACAGCTTCTTTTTCAATGATGCGTGAAGTCTTAACTTCAGGTTGAAGGTCATTAGGACCATCTAGGTTAGGAGTTGTGTCTCCTCTTTGTAGAGTTAGTGAACTCATATTACATGTTTCTTTAGGTTTACTCCATGGCTTATACCACGGTTTAGGTGGAGTATTACATTTCAATACTTTCTTCTTAGCTTTCTCCCAAGTCTTTATAGGTATCACATCACTACACATCTGAGACACACGAGTTAATGGTTTTAGCATGAAGCCTTTCTGTTGCAGTTCTGCACACTTTAAGACTCTAACTAATTCATAATCTAACCTCATCTTCTCTTCTTGTCTAGTTGCCATATCTCTACATTGTTGTAGTCCTTTCTTATCAAGAGGTACCATAAAGTTAACTTGAAATCCCCAGTTCTCAGCTACAGTGTAAGTTTGCTGTGCCATTGTCTCATCAAATGGAGTCGTATGATTCCCCATATAGAATGGTGAGAAAGTCATCGTACTTCCATTACATGAAATGTTAGGACCATAGTGCTGTCTTGACGGTGCTCCATTGTTTTGGAATTGCACCGCTTGGTTGGTTACATTTCCCGTCGCAGCAGCTACTGGATTACTAACATTATTAGTTTCAGGATCACTCGCTTTAGCTGGTGCTATTGTGAGAAGACTGATAAGGAGACCGTAGTAGCAGTAACGTCGATTTCTCTGTCGATTACTTCGACGGATAGAACTTGACTTGCTGCTCTTTCTGTTATTTCTAAAGTGAAAGGATCTCCAGCTGTATGTAGGGTAAATACTGAATCTGTATCTACTATACCTCCTGATGAGGCTGAAGTATGGGTTATGTTTTCCCCAGACCATTTGTTTAATGCAGACCCATAAGTGGTCGTCGTTATTTCCTCGACGATTTCTTGGGTCGTTGTCGTTGTACTGTTCATCGAACCCTGGGTGAAATTTGGGGTTACTAATTCTGCTCTTGCTACCGTGGGTGATGCCAGTAATAAGAGTACTAGCCATTTCTTCATGTTTTCGGTTTATCCTTTTTATTATTATTACCGTTACCAGTAGTCAACCCGAACGTAGCTAAAGCTCCAGTAAAAATACTGGCAGGGAAAGTTATATCCCCACCTGGGCTTTTCTTGATCATGGGTATTTCTACATAGTTCAATGTAATAATAAAACCACTCCAAACTACAACACCAAGTCTGACAAATGTACCTAAGATTTGTATTTGGTGTTCTTGGTCTTCAGCGGCATCTTTTAATTTACCAAAGAATCCTTTTTCTTCTTTTTTTGTTGCTTCCATTTGTCAATCTTACCTTGAATGAATTTCTGTAGTTTCTTTTTTATTTGATCAAAAAAAGGTGTAGCTAGGGTGGTTGTTGCTACAGCTGCCACGGCTGCATAGGTAGCAGTCGCTACTACTTCTGCAGTCGGTAACGGTAGCTGTATATCAATAACAGGTAGCTGTACGCTAGGAGCAGATGGTGCTTCTTCCTGAGCCTCTCCCTGTACCCCTTCAGGAGCCTCCAGATCGCTCGGAGGTATCACCATAGGGGTATAGGATGGTATCCGAGCTGTAGGGGGCTTAAACTCGATCCTCATGGGAGGTAGAGGTTCAGGAGAAGTAGGTACTCTTATCCTACCAAGGTTTACCGACACCTGTAGTTGGAGTCTTCTGCTCGTTCACACCGTTCTCTACAGCTGTTTCAATTGCAGCTACAGTACCAGCTTTATCTGCATCTAATTTTGCTTTAACCCAACCAAGAACTACTTCTTCAGTTAGATCACCATAAGGTACTAGAGTATCAGGCTTAGGAAGATCTACTTCACCAGTAGCTCTGAATTTATATGTACCATCTTCACCGTTAACACGGTAGATAACTTTATTTACATAACCATCAGCTAGTTCACGCTGAAGTGTGTTGACTTGCCAAGTTTTTGTTGCCA